ATGCTGATAAATCGAACATTCAGAATAGCTGCATTTTTACTGGCTGTAATCTTTGTCAGTTGTGACATATATGATCCTGACGTTGAAGAGAGTTTTTATCAAACTTATGGTGAAGCAATTGACAAAGGCGCAGTAAACAGAGGATGGGTGCCAGACTTCATCCCGTCTGACGCTATAAAAATATTTGAAAGACATAATATCGATTCTAACGAAATAACTATTAAATTTAATTATTTCCCTTCAAATCTATCGCCTATTTATCGTTCATGTAATAAGATTGAAAGATCACAAGCACAGTATCCTCGCAGGTCGCCGCGATGGTGGTCTGATAATTTAAAACCATCTGCTGCTTTTTTTAACGGAAGTTCTTACGAGTTTTTCTTATGTAATGTAGAGATTAAATACGAGAGTTCTCCTAGTCAGAAGCGAACGGCATTCCTAGCCCTTGATAATACCACTTTAACTGCATGGTTCTGGCAATTCTAAGACTTAACATAGACAGAAATTAATTTTATAGTCAATCTCAACAAACCCGCTAAAAAAAAATTATCGAACCTTCTTAAAATTTTCAAACCTAAGCCTCAGCTAACCCATTGATATTCCTACATAATTTACGCCGCTAAAATCGCCATGCGACAGCAAAACCCGCGCCAGCTCTGGCTAAACACCTGAATCATGCGAAAATTTTACTATTATATACAAATAAAACATATTGGTTAAATAAGATGGAAAAAGACGATAAAGATAAAACAAAGAAAAAGAAACAGACTGCCTCAGAACCAGTAAAAATACTCGGCGACGCAGGCTGTGAGCCGTTAAAAGGCATGGCATCAATTGCTGACGACGCAGAGGTTGACGTTAAACTGCGCGCCAAACTCTACATGGAGCTTGCCCAGTACTTGTATCCAAAAAAGCGCGGCGCAGAAAACGAAGACGGCTCAGACACAGAAAGTTACGAAGAGAAGCTAAGAAAAATTAAAGGACTAGACGAGGACTAATGCGCGCTAAACAATATAAGGCAGAACGGGAAATTCTAAATGATTTCAAGACGTACGCGGCGTCATGTTTAGCGATACAGCCCGCCTCTGGCGGCAGATTAGCGTGGTTTCGTCTAAACGAGATACAAACGCTGATGGAAGAGATCATAAAGGACATAAAAAGGCGCGATATGCTTGTGCGGCTGATAATACTGAAGGCTCGCCGCGAGGGCATAAGCACGTGGGTTATGGGGCGTTTCTATTGGAAGACCGCCACTAACTTCGACCGCTACGCCGTGCTGATAACTCACGAGCCTGAAGCTACAGATTTCCTATTTAACATGGTAAAACGCTTTCAGCGATACGTTCCGAGTAAATTCAAACCAAGCGAACTTTACAACAATAAGAAAAACCTTGAACTAAACAACGCCGACGGCTCTGGACTGGACAGTGCTATAAGAGTTGGAGCGGCAGGCAAAGGCGATTTCGGCAGCGGGCAGCTTATCCACTATTTGCATTTATCGGAGATGGCAAAATGGCCATCATCTAAGTCGTCGGAGCTTCTTACGTCTGTGCTTCAGTGTGTGCCTGAGGAGCAGGACACGGAGATTATCTTTGAAAGCACAGCCAAAGGCATTGGCGGAGTGTTTTACGACAGATTCTTTAGCGCTCGATACTCGTACGAGCTGTTTCAAAATGAAAACGGCGCTCCAGACTTTCGTTTGAGCATAAACGAAGAGGCAAGTCCAGATAACGTCTATTCTAGGATTTTCATTCCCTGGTATGTGTTCAGCGCATATCAGATTTCACCAAAAGACGCAGTGCTATTAACAGAAGACGAGGCGCTTATAAAAAATCTTTACGGGTTGAGAGATAGTCAGATACTGTGGCGGCGATGGGCTATAGAGAATCGCTGCGGCGGGTCTTTAGATGTTTTCAAGCAGGAGTATCCATCTAATGCGAAGGAGGCGTTTTTAAGCGCCAATCGCTCTGTATTTGACGGGCAGATAATAGTTGCGCTAAGAGAAAACGCTCCAAAGCCGATTGCGCAGTACGAGATAAGTTTATCCGACGGCTCGTGGAGAGCACAAAACAACGGCAGCCTCAAAGTGTGGGAAAATCCTATACCCGGCACACGCTACATAATAAGCGCAGACGTGGCAGAGGGACTTCACAGCGGCGACTATTCCTGCGCCGACGTAATCGTCCATTTAACAGGCAAGCAGGCTGCACAATGGCACGGCCGCATCTCCCCAGACGAGTTTGCAAAACTGCTGATCGAACTTGGCAAACGATACAACAACGCATGGCTTGCCCCAGAAAGAAACAATCACGGCCTTATGACAGTTACAAGAATAAGCGACAGCAAATACCCATACCTTTACGCAGAGATGGTGCTTGAACCGCCATCGCACTCAAGGAAACGATACGGCTGGGTTACAACGTCTGCAAATAAGACGCTCATAATAGATAACCTAATTGCAGAAATACGGCAGCAAAGCCACGGCATAAAATGCGCAGCAACTTTTGATGAGATGCTTACTTTTATACAAACCGATGACGGTAAAATTGGCGCGCAATACGGTATGAACGACGACAGAGTGATGAGCATAGCAATAGCTAAGTTTGTGCGTTTAAAGCTGCCGCTGCCGTCGTCGTCAGTTCGTGACGACGGACATTCGGTTCATAAATCAGCATGGACGTAATATCAAATATAGAAAAAGGAGAAGGCAGAAAAATTATGATTTACAGAGAAGATTTAAATTATGGGCATCAGGCTTATGGCTCGCCAGAGCTTGCGCAGTTTGTCAAACGCTGCTGGAGCGCTGCAAAGCAGGCTAAAGCTCCAATTGAGCGCGCTTTATACAAGTGCCTGCGCCAAAGAAACGGCGAATACGAAAGCGATAAGAGAAAAGCAATACAGCAAATGGGCGGCAGCGACATCTTCATGCTCCTTACAAAGACGAAGTGCAAAGACGCAGAGTCTTGGGTGCGGGACATCCTATTTCAGCCAGAACTTAAACCCTGGGATATGTCTCCAACACCGCTTGAAGAGCTTCCCGCAGACATAGAACAGTTCTTGTTTGAACAGGCATACAAGAAAGCGCACAAAAACGGCGCAGCAAGCGGCGCATCGCCTAACGACGTCATAAGACAGTATTTAGAAGAGGAGAAACGAGATTTCCTCAAAAACGCGGCTCAGAAAATGAACGACAAAATCCACGATCAATTCACCGAAGGCGGCTGGTATAAGGCTTTAGACGAGCTCATCTACGACATCGTAACCTTTAAGGCTGGCTTTATCAAAGGTCCAGCGCTTAGAAAAGAAGCGGTCAGAAATAGAGCGTACAATGAAACGTCTGGCGCTTGGGAGACTACTTACGAGGATCGTCTCGTCGCACAATACGAGCGGCGCTCACCCTTTGATATCTACCCGTCGCCTCAGTCATGCGGCATAAACGACGGCTACCTAATTGACCGCTTAACCTACACGCACGATCAGCTTGAAACTATGATCGGCCTTCCCGGCTTCAACGACGCCGCTATCACCGCACTGCTTTATCGTCTGCGCAGCGAAGGAATTGATGCGCCAAAATCAGCTCTATTTGCCGAAAACGTTGAGCTTGGAATTACAGATGTTAAACTACGAGAGGCTGGAAAAATAGAGGTTATCGAGTTCTGGGGACTTGTTCAAGGACGGCTGCTTTTGGAATTCTTAAACGTCTGCGCAAACCGAACCGACACAGAAGAGCCAAACGACAGTCTATTCAATTACTGGCTTATGAACATAGAGCCAGACAGTTATTATCATTCCTGTGTGTGGCTTTGCAGGGATTATGTTTTAAAGGTGATGTTAAATCCCGATCCTCTTGGCCATAAACCGTTTTCAAAAGCATCTTTTGAGGAAATACCGGGCAGTTTCTGGGGCAATAGTCTATGTGAGCATATCGCAGACATTCAGTCTGCCTGCAATGCCGTAAGCAGGGCTATTATTAACAATATCGGCATAGCGTCAGGTCCGCAGGTTGAACGAAACATTGACAGAATCCCCCAAGGACAAACTAAAGAAATATGGCCTTGGAAGGTTTGGGACACTACAGACAGTCAGATGTCCGGCGCTCCAGCTATCACATTCTATCAGCCCGACTTTGTTGTAGATAAGCTCATCTCTGTGTACGACTTCTTTCTAAAGCGCGCTGATGAGCAATCTGGCATTCCCTCATACTCAGACACTGGAACGCTCTTAGCATCGCAGGCATCGTCAACTGCAAGCGGTCTTTCTATGCTTATCACTAACACAGCCAGAGGCATTAAAGCGCTCATCAAAAACATAGACAACAAAGTAATCAAAACCAGCGTTGAACGGCAATACTACCACAACCTCGACTACGAAAACGACATGACCATGATCCCAGATATGAAGGTTACAGCAAAAGGCAGCTCATCCCTAATAGCCAAAGAACAGCAGGCTATACGAAGACGAGAATTTCTACAGGCTACAAACAATCCCGTTGACTTGCAGATACTGGGCACAGAAGGACGAAAGAATCTGCTAAAAGAAGTGGCAAGAGCGCTTGAACTTGACGTTGACAGCATCATAAACGGCAGCGCCAACACCAACACAGCACAACAAGAAACAGAACCTATCGCTGACAAAACGAAGAGCTTAAACAGTGCAGGCGAGCCATCCTCAGGAGAGGATTTCAAACTCTTCAACCCAAAAAAGGAGGTCTCTTCTTAATGCTAAAGGAAGAAAAGGACGTGCAAAATGCAGTCAAAAAACTCGCAGGCAATAAAGACTGGGAAACCATAAGAAAATGGCTGAACAAGAGTTTCATAGCCCAATCAATAATCAACAACGTCCAAAGAGATGACACTTTTGCGAATGGGACAGGGCAGAGCGCTAGCGCTCGATGAGCTTTGCAAAATCTTCGGCAGCGACAACGCCGATGTTTAATCACGCCTGTTTAACAGGCATTACTTATAAACAGCATTACGGAGGATTTTAAAAATGAGCTTAAGAACAAAACTAGCAGCAAAACACGACGAATTACAAAAAATGAGAAGCGACGCTCTTCGGCGCTCCTACGGCGAAGACGCAGCAGCATTTCAGCACACAAGCAGCGAACCAATGATTACAAAACAGGAGTCCTATTATGACCCGACAGAGATTGAAGACCTGCTTACTGACTTAATATTTAGAATTGACGCAATAGAAAAGAAAATAACGGCAAAACAAAACGGCGACCCCCAACATCAGGTCTATGATACGTCTTCAACAGCATCAACCAACGCTTATGCTCAAAACTCTCAACCGCCGACAAACGCGTACAGCTCTAAAAACGATGCGGCAAAACCTAGACCGCAGCAGCGCTCACTACAGCTACAGCCGTACACGTCTTTGCCAAAGAGTCTGTCTCAATCATCGAGCATCGGCTATGACAGCGGCGAAGTGTTCACAGGCAAAGAGATTACAGAGTTCTACAACGACCTCGCAAGAGGTAAATACAAAGGACGGGAAACCTTAGCTAAAGATATTGACAACCGCATTCTTTTGGCTATGAGAGACGGCAGAATCGTTGAATAACACACAATGCGTTTTTTACGCATTCATTATTAACAAAAAGGAGGATTGTCTAATATGACATATCCAACAGTAACAGGGTATCCTGATTATTCAAGCTCTGGACCAAATAAGTTCCATAAATCCGTTTGGTCTGGAAGATTGAACCAAAAGTTCTACGAAGCAACTGTTCTAAACAGCATCGCTAATACAAACTTTGAAGGCGAGATTAAAGAACAAGGCGATCTAATCTACATCAGAACCATTCCAGACGTAACAATTAGAGACTATGTCAAAGGGCAAACCATAGACTACGAAAGACCGCAGTCCAGCGCCGTAGACCTGCTCATTGACAAAGGCAAATACTACGCATTCACATGCGACGATATTGACAAATGGCAGGCAGACATAAGTCTCTTTGAGACATGGAGCATTGATGCAAGCGAGCAGATAAAAGTCGTTATAGACACAGAGGTGCTTGCAGACATCTACGACGACGCCCACGCAGACAACAAAGGCGCTGCCGCAGGCGCTATATCTAAAGACATTGATCTGGGCACAACAGGCGCACCTGTCCAAATAACCAAAGACAACGTCATTGACTACATCGTTGACTGCTCCACTGTCCTTGACGAACAAAACATCCCAGACACAGACAGATGGATTGTCATTCCAGCTTGGCTTTCAGGAATGATCAAGAAGTCCGAGCTAAAAGACGCCTCAATGACTAACGACAACGAGTCCATCCTTAGAAACGGCAGAATCGGCATAATTGACAGATTCACCGTCTTTGCAAGCAACAACATACACTCCGTAACAGACGGCGCTGATACGGCATACTACGTAATGTTTGGTCATAGAAGCGCCTTAACATTCGCATCACAGATAACTAAAGTGGAAACACTGCGCGCAGAAAGCACTTTCGGCGATCTCGTGCGCGGTCTTATTGTTTACGGGTATAAAACGCTCAAACCAGACGCTATCGGCGCCTTATATTCGTACAGATAGGAGGAACTAAAAACAATGGCTACAATTAATCTAACATCAGGAAACGCAGCTATACCTTACGAGGGCAAAAATAAACACTACCGCCTCTCCAACCGCCTCGACTTCGCCGCTAACAACGCATCCAGCGCAGACGTAATTCAAGCCCTACTCGTAAAGGCTAACACAAAAGTGCAGGCTGTATATACAAAAATCGTAACCGCAGAAGGCGCCACAGCAACTGCAACAGCCGGCGACGGCACAGACCCAGACGGCTGGGACACATCCGTAAACCTTAACGCTGCCGCCGCAACTGTAACACAAACCATATCAACCGACGGCTACGGCGCTGACGGTAAAACCTACACCGCAGAAGACACCATTGACTTAACTCTCGCCGCTGACCTTGACGCCTGCATCGTTTACATTTACGCCGACTGCCTCGACTTAAACGAATAACTAATACACAACAGAAGGGAGACGCTAAAATCTCCCTTCTGCAAAAAATAAGGAGGTTTTTATTATATGACACTCGGTGCAATTATACTTAGAGCAAGACGACTGCTTGACGATATTATAGAACCCTATCTCTGGCAAGACGACGAGATAATCTCCTACGTAAACGACTGCATCATAGAAATGTGCTCTGACGCAGCCACTATCACTGACTCGCAAACAGATGCAATATGCAAGATTAACGTCTTAGACAACGTCGCAAACTATCTGCTCGACGAACGAGTTATCTCCGTGCTAAGCGCAAGCATAGAAGGCTCAAGCCTGCCGCTAATTAAAACATCGGCAGCGTTCCTGCGCTCATGCTGTCCTGCTTGGCAGGATTTGTACGGCGCGCCTGTTAACTATCTCACCGACGCTCTGTCCGGATTCATAACCCTCTGGCCTAAACCAATTAAAACCGACACTCTCACACTTACTGTAACAAGATTGCCTATGAAACAACTTACAAAAGAAAACATAAACGAAGAGCCTGAAATTAGCTTTAAATACCACCACAAACTCCTCGACGGAGTCCTCTACAAAGCCTACGAAAAAATGGACGCCGACACATACAACCCCGAACTAAGCAAATCCCACGAAGAGCGCTGGAATAAAACCCTCCAAGATATTAAACTCCAGCAAATCAGAGACCGCTACACAGAAACCACCGCCGGACCCGTCATGGGAGCAATATAATGGCTGGCTCCATCGTATTTAAAAACTTTAAAGGCATCAACAACACCAAACCGACAGGAAGCATCGGCGCTGAATACCTAATCGAAGCCCTAAACGTTAACATCTCCAACGACGGCATAATCCGCAGACGAGAAGGCTACAACAAAATCTACAGCGGCACAAACATACACGACATCTGGAGCAACGGCAACATAAGCCTTTTTTGCGAAGGACAACACCTAAAACTGCTCAACAAAGACTACACCACAGAAACCCTAATCTCAAGCCTAGAAGAGAACCTCACGATGCGCTTCCTAAGCCTCAACGATCTAATCTACTGCACAAACGGCTCAACAACAGCAGTTGTAGAAAATCGCAGACTGCGCACTTGGGGCATCGAAACGCCGCCTAAACCGCAGCTTTCCCAATCCAACGGCTCGCTGCCTAAGGGAAGATACCAAGCAGCCCTCACATACTCAAGAAAAGACGGCCAAGAAAGCGGAGCATCGCCTATCACCATCATCGAACTAACAAACGGCGCAATCACCGTATCCTTCAAACACAGCAGCGACCCAACAATCATTAAAACCAACCTCTACCTAACAAGACCTAACGGCACCACCTTATACTTCTGCCAATCTAAAGAGACTCTAAGCGGACAATATGATATATTTGAATGCGCCGACGCATCAGCAATCAAATCCCACACACTAACAACTCAAGCGCTCCAGCCGCCTCCCGCAGGAAATCTAATCGAATACTATCAAGGACGCATCTACATCGCAGCCTACGACTTCCTCTACTACTCAGAACCATACGCCTATGAACTATTCAAAAAACATACGAACTGGATACCTTTCGATGAGCCCATCACCGCCCTCGCAAGCATACGTAACGGCATATTCATCGCAACAGCAAACAACATGCACTTCCTAAACGGCTCCAACCCCGACGAATTCCACATAACTACATTCCCAGACTACGGCGCCGTATCAGGCACAACAGTCAAAACAACAGCAAACGCTCTAGGTAAACCAACGGCAGAAGACTTAATCCTATACGTATCAAAAAAAGGCGTGTGCGCAGCTCAAGAAGGACCTAACGTGTTCAGCTTGACTGATAAGACCTACGCATTCGCCCCAGCGCCGCAAGGCTCTGCATCCCTTATCAAAAACAACAGCAGCACAACATACGTATTCACCCTA